ACAAGTCGGCATGTTGCTAAAGAGTAGGCAGAGATGATGAATTACGGTCACATGCTTGCCAACGCGGCGCAGCGCAGTCTGTCTCGGATGTTTCCGGGGCATTTTGGCAGCACAAAACACGACTTCAACACCGACTACGGCTATCCTGATGCGCTGGCTTTCAAAGACTTTTATCACCTATACAAGCGCACAGGCATGGCGCGCGGCGCAATTCAGCAGACCATACTGAAAACATGGCAGGACAACCCTGCATTTTGGGAAACGGAAGAGTCACAAGAAACGCAGATCGAGGCAGATATCAGGCAGTGGCTTTCTGATCTGCGCTTTTGGCAGCGGGTGGCGCAAACCGACAAGCGGTCACTGGTCGGTGGATACGCTGGCCTCATTTTACGCTTGGCAGATGGCAAGCCGTTTCGAGAGCCTGTTGACCGCGTTGGCGGCGGATTAGATGGGTTGGTCGAGGTCATTCCGGCGTGGGCTGGCCAGCTCACCGTGTCGTCTTGGGATATGAACGAAACATCGGAGACTTACGGCCATCCGACGATGTACCAATTCAACGAGGCAGCGGTTGGCAATGATGCTACCAAAACGCGTGCGTTCGAGCTGCACCCCGACCGCGTTATAATTTGGTCGGAAGACGGCACTGTGCATCCCGACAGTATCCTAGAAGCCGGGTACAACGACTTCCTTGACCTTGCAAAAATCAGCGGGGCAGGTGGCGAAGGTTTCTGGAAGAACGCCAAGCGCGGCCTGACATTCGAGATAGACAAGGAAACTCAAGTTCAGGCCATGGCCGACATGATGGGCGTCCAGATTGCGGAAGTCGCAGACAAGTTGGGAGACGCTGCCGAAGACTTCAATCGCGGCTTTGACAGCTCGCTTCTTTTGCAGGGCATGAAGGTAAACACGGTAGCGGTTACGATGCCATCTCCTGAGCATTTTCATTCAATTTCGCTAATGGGCGCTGCGGCTTCAATCCCGATCCCTGCGAAAGTTTGGGTGGGGTCGCAAACCGGCGAACGTGCCAGCACGCAAGACGAAACGACCTGGGCAAAAACAAACATGGCGCGGCGCACCGGCACCGCTATCCCAACGCTGCACACGTTTATACAGCGGATGGAGCGGTTCGGCATTATGCCCGAGCGCGACTGGCACATTCACTGGTCTGACCTGACTGAAAACAGCCAATCCGAAAAGGCCGACCTAGCCAACAAGATGGCAGACACAAACAGCAAAATGCCTAACGACCCCGCGTATTCCGTAGGAGAAATCCGCACGGTTACTGGCCACGAAGGCGACAACCCAGATACAGACGGAGACGACGAATGAAGCAGATCCGCGTAAACGTCACAACGACCACAAACGCCGCCGCCATCCGCCGTGAAAAGCGAAACGGGCGGGATGTTGTGATCGTGCCATCTGCTACGCTGCCAGATAATGTTGTGATGAACCGCATAAAATATGTGCCAGATGAAATCGAGAAGGGGTTTATGACCCTCAACGGCACGCTGGCACCCTTTGGTCATCCACAGGTAAATGGAGACTTCGTTTCGGCGTCTGATCCTGCGGGTTTGGCCGTGGGGTACATCGGCGCGCACAACGAGAACGTGCGCCGCGAAAATGGTCGCGTCCTGATCGACAAGGTGATCGACGTTGAGGTGGCGAACCAAAGCCCCAATGGCAAGGCCGTGATGGCCGCAATTAACGCGGGCAAGCCAGTCCATACGTCAACGGGCCTACTGTGCAGCTTGGACGCACCGGACGGTGACGACCACGACCACATCGCCCGCAACATGTATTTTGACCACGATGCCATCTTGCTTAACGAGGCAGGCGCGGCAACCCCAGATCAGGGCGTGGGCATGATGGTCAACGCGGCTGGCGAAAAGCTGGACGTAATCAATTCCACGCTTGAACAGCAGGCCGACGAGGAAGTCGGTTATGCGGCTATGCGCTTGGCGCAGGCACTTGAGCGTAAAGAGAGGGCGTCCGAAACATCGGGCTTTCTCGCAAAAATTCTCGACGCCATAGGCATCGGGCGTGCAACCCCTCAAACAAACGAAAGTGAGGATACTATGGCTGATGAAAATCAGAGCACCGATCTCTCCAAGCGGGTTGACGCCCTCTCGGAAGAAATGGGCAAAATGCCCGAAACGGTGGCAAACGCTATTGCCGCTGCACTCAAGCCACTGACAGACGCGCAAGCCGAGACAGTCGCCAACGCAAAGGCCGCAGATGATGTGGAATTGGCGGGGCATGTTGCGGCTATCGTCAAGGCAAACATGATGGACGAAGCGACCGCAGGTGAGTTGACCCTTAACGCCGCGCGCAAGTTGGCTGAAACCGCCAAGCCAAAAGGCGCGGCACCACTGAACCCCGCGTTCGTCGGAAACGATCAAGCAAAGGACGGCTTTCAACTGCCGAAAGGTGACGAATAATGGCTCGTTATAACAAGATTTACGCAGGTCCATCATCTGAGGTTCTGCCTCAAGTGATGGAGCTGCCCGCCGCTGCGTCTACCCTGCCGGGTTCCGCCGTTGTGGTTACATCCGGCGAGTTCGCACTCGCAGGCGCTACCACGGTCGGCAAGGTATGGTTCGCTCAGGATAACTACCTGACGATGGGCGGCGTCACCGATGCGGTAGACGAAGGTGATGTGGTGATTGGCCTTGAGCCGTTGCCCCACATGCTGTTCAACGTCCGCGTGGCGACAGGCAACAACCTTGTGAAAGGTGACGCACTGACACCCGGCGCGGCTGGCGTTCTGGTCAAGGCATCGACTGCCGATATGGTCGTGGCGACCGCTGCCGAAACCTACAACAACAACACTGGCGCAGATCAGCTTGTGCAGGTTCGCCCTGCAATCGGCTATCTGACAGCCGCAGCGTAAGGGGGTAACTGATGCGCTATTTTGACACCCAACTGGTCACAAACTCCCGTCCGCACGCCGCATGGTGGGCTGAGGTTGTGGCCAACCGCGAATGGTTCCACCAGTCCGAAACGGCACTGGCAACCGTGAGCAACGCCGCTGCTATTCTACCGCGCGATGCGTGGCAGGAAATGGACGCGATCACCCGCCGCGTAATGCGCAACGACGAAGGCCAAGCTTACATGGCTGACCTTATGCCGCTGGCAAAGCCCGTCAACATCGGCAAGCTGGTACACGTCAACCGCGTGGCATCCGATGCGGGTTCGGTCAATCGCAGCATGTCCGGCCAAGTGCCAAACGGGCTGGATAAGGTCGAATACACCTATCGCGGCAATCCGGTGCCGATCTTCTCGACTGCATACGGTCGTGAGTGGCGCGAATGGAACACGCACCAGTCGGAAAACTTCGACGCGCTGGCCGACGATCAGGAATCCCATGCCGCAAAGATCCGCCGCGACATGGCGCTGTATGCGCTGGACGGTGATGCAACAATCTCCGTTGGCGGTTATTCCGCGACAGGCATCCGCACAAACCCGCTGTCCAAGGCAATCAACCTTGGGTCCGCAGGCGGCGGCGCGAATATCGACCTTTCCGCGACCGCGACAATCTCTGATGACATTGATTTTTTCATCACCCAAACTCTGGGAAAGGTGCTGGACGACAACAACATCACGGGGGCGGTAAACCTTTACATCTCCCCTGAAATTGGTCGCAACTGGGATCGTGCGTATTCGGGCGCAACCGGCTTCAAAGGCGGCAAGCTGATGGAGTATCTGGCGACAAACCGCCGGATCAATAAGATCGTCGTGACTTACGAGCTTTCGGGCAATGAGTTCTTTGGTTTTGTGCCAAATGCTGAGTACATCCGCCCGCTGATCGGCATGGCGGTGAATACCACGGCCAAGACGCGCCAGAACCCGACTGATAACTATCAGTTCCTAATGATGGGCGCGATGGGTATCGACATCCGTGCGGATTTTAACGGCAAAACTGGTGTGTTCTATTCCACCGATATTGACACCTGATCTTTTTGAGGGGCGGGAAATCTCGCCCCTTTACCAAGACCAGAAAAGGAGACGGCCATGAAAATCAAGATCACCAAAGGCGGCATTTTCGGCGCTGACAAAGAGTTGGCAATTGGCACGATTGTTGATGTATCTGAGGTGCCCGCCGGATGGGCGGGTAGATATGAGATCATCGAGGAAAAGCCAAAGGCCGCGAAAGTTGCAGTGACCAATCCCGACAAGTCCGGCAAGAAAGCCGACTGACATGACAGCAACCACAGCCGGATGGATAGCCTACGCAGCCCTTGCGGGTGACGTGGTTGCCGATGATGCAGACAGCGCCGCTGCACTGGTGCGCGCGGGCCGCTATATCCAGCGTACATTCCTTGCCAGCCGCGAATATACGGGCATCCCCGACGATATTTCAGAGCAAGCGACATACGAGGCCGCTGCGCTGGAATTGGCAACGCCGGGGTTCTGGTCGCGGACGTTCACACCGGACCAGCAAAAGGTGCTGACCAAGGTGGACACAATCCAATGGACCGTGATCGGCAATGCCAGCGGGGCCATGGGCGCAACGCCTGTCAGCACCGCCATTGACGCGATGATGCGGCCATATCGGGCTTATGTGTTTGGGGCCTATACGGTATGAGCGCCGGAGACGACATTGCCGCCGAGGTGCGCGCCGCGATGATCGAGGTGGGAAGCGCGACAGGCAACGGTCCGTTGTACTGCACGATCAAGCGCAGCACCCCGCGCACCGACCCTGACGATCCCGTGACGCCCCCGCAGTATATCGAGGTGGTCGCAATGCAGGGCAAGCGCCATATCCGCGATGCTGCCGGAACGCTGATCGGCGTCACGATGACCACGCTGAAAATCGGCGGCGGTGTTGTGGAGCCTCTGAAATCGGACTACGTTGCAATCGGAACGCGAGCCGATGATGTGACAAGCCAGACGCGGTTTGAGCAGGTCTCGGACGTTGAAACACTGGCACCGGCTGGCGTGGCGTTGATTTATACCATCATTCTTGCAGATTAACCCGCCCACAGCGTCCGAAATAGCGTCACTGGCGCACTTCTCGCAACGCTGGCTAGTCCAGTCGCACCTAGACGCAGGACGCACCGCAGAGGCGCACTGGGCGATGGACATGATTGCGCCGGAAGTGTTCGCGGCGTATGATCGGCAGATAGAGGCGGCGTTTATGCTGGGCTATTTGATGGGGATGATGAGATGATGTACATAATGAGCAACCGAGACGCGCACAATACGTTTCGGCCCATGATCGAAAGTGACGCCTTCGTTGCTCAGGTGCGTTGCGTCACAAACTGGTCATTCGACACCGCTAAAAAACTGGACCGCCGCCTGTTGCGTCTCGCGTCCAAGCGTTCAATGCCTACAGCATCATCAGCGGCGGTTTATCTTGAGCGGTATCGCAAGGAATGGATGCAGCGGTATTGTGCTGGTTGGTCTGTTTCTGGGCCACGTTTTATGAAGAGATCCAGACTACTTAGCGCAGACGAACTTCGGGCAGTAATGAGATGAGCCGCAATACGCTGACAGTCTCCGCATGGCCTCCGCACCAAGCCTATGAGGAAGTGACTCACCACAAGAACGGCACCAAAACGCGGCACAGCCGTCATTGGCTGTTTGGCTGGCTGGTCTGGAATACGTTTCCGAAGGGATGATGATATGACATTCAAGCCGACAATGACGCAAGAGCAAGCTGACCGATACAAACTGGCGTTTGACCTGCGCGCATCTGGCCTGAATTTAAAACAGGTTGGTGAAAAGCTGGGTGTGAGCGGCAACAGGGTTGGCGTCATCCTGCAAAAGTGGGAGCGCATGGTTAAAGACCCTGCATATGACCACCTTACGGCAAAACACAAACCCTAACCACCCTCAGACAATTCAACGAAGGGATGATAAGATGAGCCTTAACCGCACAATTTATGTCAAAGCAAAAATTCCAGAGCCGATCAAGGTTGATGCAAACGGCGATCCAACTGAAGCCGGGTACTATTATAAGAATGGTGACGGCCCTCTAATGCGTGCTGTACCTGCGTCTGATCGGCAAAGCACAAACCCTAACCACCCCCGACAATTCAACGAAACGCCGCATCCGTGCGGCCTAAGCGCGTGGAAGGAACCATCATGACTGATTACGCCCACCTTACCATTAAAATGCCTCACGTTCGGCTCTTTGTGGCCAAGATCATTTTCACAGTCGCCGCTCAGTTTGTGCCCAGCGAAGCTACAGGTCAGCGCATAGGCGATGCAGTGATGGCGTGGGTCCAGCGCGGGTTTCGCGTCTATGCAAATGGTGTGCGGGTCTAAACGCCTAAATGGCCCGCAAGACACCACAGCAGCGCCGCGTGGAAGCCCTGCTACGCACACAAACCGCAGCCATCCGCAAGGCGTTTACCGAGGCGATGGCAAAGGCCAGCGGTACAATCGACACGGCGGCGCTGGTCCGGTTGCTAGAGGCGGGCAACATCGAAGCTGCGGCGGCTTTGTTCAAGATCGACAGCGGGGCGTTGTATCCGCTCCAGCGTGCCATTCAGGACGCATTCATTGGCGGCGGCTTGGCGGTGACGCAGGACTTGCCGAAGGGCTTGGCAGGGCGGTTTTCGTTTGATGGAGCACACCCCCGAGCGGTGGCTTTGGCGACAGAACAGGCGGCGGCGCTTGTCACGAATATCAGAGACGATGCAATCATAAACGCGCGCAAGGTTATCTCGGACGGGCTGCAAAACAACAGGGCCACAAACACAATCGCCAGAGACTTAGGCGGGCGTAGGGTGGGCAACAGGCGGGTCGGGGGCGTGATCGGTCTGGACGGGCCACAAACTGACCGTGCGATAAGAATCCGGTCCATGCTTAACGATCCTGAGCAAATCAGGGGTTACTTCATCAAGGACCGCAAGACGGGTCGCATGAAGCCACGGTACAAGGAAAGCGACCGCAGGTTTGATAAGCTGGTGCGGGACGCAATCAAAAACGGCAAGGCGCTTTCACAAGCCGATGTTGATCGGGTCACAGATGCTTACAAAGCAAAAGCGACAGGCGCGCGGGCAAAGCGGGTCGCAGAGGCCGAGGCATTTAGCGCGCAAACCCAAGGCCGCGACGAAGCATATGCGCAAATGCTGGACCGCGATGATGTTGAAGGCGTCACAAAGGAATGGCGGCGCGGCTTTGCAGACGACCCCCGTGAAGACCACAGCGCCATGGATGGCACGGTCATCGAGTTTAATGAGACGTTCAACTTCCCCGACGCTTCAATGAAGCACAGCCACGATCCGGCAGGCGGGCCAAAGCACAACATTAAATGCTCGTGTTTCACGTTCTATCGCGTGCGAGTTCCGAAGGGATAGCCAATGGCGGGCAAGACATTCACGGCGCAGCTTGCGGACTTCGAGAAGCTAACAATGCAGAACCTGAAATATGTGGCGACCGAGGCAATTCAGGATGTGGTATCGGCGGCGCAAACAACACAGCGCGGCATCACAATGGGCGCGACTTCGTTTGTCGAAGGTAAGATACCCGAGGGCAAAACAAAGACCCTGAAGAACAGCCTTACGTCCAATGGCACCGAAGGCGTGGCCAGCTATACGGTGGCCATCGGTGCTTATGAGGTGGGTGACACGCTCACGTTCGCATGGACCGCGCCTTACGCCCTTCGGATGGAGTTGGGCTTCACAGGCGAGGACAGCAAGGGCCGGACCTACAATCAAGCGGGACGCCACTTCGTCGGGGCCAACGCTCGCAAGTTCCCTGAATTTGTCGCGGCGCGCGCTAAAGAGGTGAGCAAGTGAACGAGACCGACATTTCCCGCGTTCTTCGCGCCCGCCTGAAAACCCTTGCACCCGCATATCCAATCCTGTGGGAGAACCAAGACAAGCCCGACATAATGACGCGGCCATATCTTGCGGTGCAGATGGTGCGAGTATCGCGGCGCACGCCAAGCATGAGCGGGCAGGGCGAAACATCAT